TACAACGTTCAAAGCCCCCGTCCTCCGGGCGTTTTCGGGTTTCTGTAGTAGGTGTAGTAGGCGTAGTAGGTTATTCGTAATATTGTCCACGGTGGACACATTTTCGGACTTTACGCGAAAAAGGGCAAAAATGGCCAGAGGCCCCGTCCTTCGGGCGTTTTGGGCGTAGTAGTATATGTTGTAGCCTACAACAGGAAATGTCGTATTGCAGATGCGGGGGTTTGGTGCTGGTGGAGTGGTCCGGGGGGAATCAGGGCGAAACCCCTGCTGGAAGGTTGGACCACTCCACAGCGAGGATGGCCAGTGTATCATAAGCCCCAGACCTGGCACAATAGACGTTGCCATGTGGCATAGATAAATGGTAAAATAAACCAGTGTCAAACCACCGAGAGAGCAATCATGACAGACCCCAAACCTGCCAAGAAAAAGGGTCCGGCCAAAGCAAATATGGCCCCAATAGCCCAAGATGACAAGTTGACTCACGAACAGGAAGAGTTCTGCAAGTTGTACGTGCAGACCAACCACAAAGGGCCATCATATCGTGACGCATACGGCGCACATCATCAAGATGAAAAGGTTGTGTGGCGCAGAGCCACCAAGTTATTGATGTTTCCAAAGATCATTAACCGGATCGAAGAATTAAGGGAACGGGCGCTTGAGAAGCATGATGTCACCGTTGAGTCCTTGATCAGGGAGTTGGAGGAGGCCCGGAAGAAGGCCCTTGATGCTGAGACACCCCAAGCATCAGCAGCTGTTGCGGCCACTATGGGCAAGGCCAAGATAACCGGCCTTGAGAAGAGTAAGGTTGAGTTGACCGGGGCCGATGGCGCAGCCCTCATGCCATCACGCATAGAGCTTGTGGCACCAAATGTCAACATCCCAGATTGAGCTACCGCCCAAGCTGATACCAATGTTTGCGGTCCCTAGGGGAGACCTTAGGCACCGCGCCATTTACGGTGGCCGGGGATCAGCCAAATCTGCAACGGCAGCAAAGATGTCTGCTATCATGGGCGCTATCGAGCCATTGCGGATCTTGTGCACACGTGACCTGCAGGTGTCCATCAAAGAATCGTTCCATGCCGAGGTAAAAGCAGCAATAGCCTCTATACCATGGCTGAACCTGTTTTATGACGTAGGTGAAAATTACATCCGTGGCCGCAATGGTACGGAGTATCTGTTCAAGGGATTAAGGCACAACCTGTCCTCGATCAAGTCGACACACGGCATTGACCTATGTATCGTGGAGGAGGCTGAAGATGTAGCAGATTCCTCGATAATCGAGCTTGAGCCAACCATTCGTAAGGCCAAATCTGAGATCTGGTGGTTGTGGAACCCCAAGATCGACGGCAGCCCCATTGACATGATGTTCAGGAAGAACGACCCACCGCCCCGGTCAATGGTCATTGAGATGAACCACCGGGACAACCCTTGGTTCAGGCTCACTCCACTGGAGGAGCAACGCAAGCATCACCAGCACACACGTGACCCAGCCCAGTATGAACACATCTGGGAAGGTGCATACCTCAAAAATAGCGATGCCCAAATATTCAACGGCAAGTGGGAAGAAAGAGACTTCGAACCCGGTGCAGATTGGGATGGCCCATATCATGGCCTCGATTTCGGGTTTTCCCAAGATCCTACGGCAGCAATACGCTGCTGGGTGTACAACGGCGATCTGTACATCAGCCATGAAGCAGGTAAAATAGGGTTGGATCTGGACCCGACTGCAGACTATCTGGAGGAACGCATTCCGGGGATCAAGAAAACAGTAGTCCGGGCCGACAATGCCAGACCAGAATCGATAAGCCACATCAAGAAGCAGAAAGGCGGCATCCCCGGCATAATTGCCTGTATCAAAGGCACAGGCAGTGTTGAGGACGGGATCGAGCACATCAGGAATTATGGCAGAGTTTACATCCATAGCCGCTGTGTGGAGACCATCAAAGAGTTCAAGATGTACAGTTACAAGGTGGACCGATTAAATGGGGATATTCTCACGGACATCGTTGACGCGTATAATCACTATATCGACGCTCTAAGATATGCACTTGAACCACTGATCCGGAAAAAGGGTCGGTCATTTTTTGAAACTTGAGGGTAGCACCATGTGGCCATTCGCCAGCAAGACAAAACCACAACCAGAGGAACAGGTTGCTGAGGAGCAAGATGATAACCAGATGGGCCGATCTGGGTTCCTGTCATCTGATTTGCCCACCAAGATGCCAACCCGCGATGCAATAATCAAATGGGCTGAGAAGCATAATTTCAAGGTGACACCCAAGGATTGGTCCTTCAAGGATGCTGCCGGTAACGCAGTTGCCATGGACAGTAGCATTGACCTGAACACCATCAAGGGAGCGTACCAGTTGGGCTATGCCGGTGTTCCTGATGCACAACTGTTGTGGTATGCATCCCAGAGCTTCATCGGGTTTCAGACTTGCGGCATACTGGCCCAACATTGGTTGGTCGACAAGGCGTGTTCTATGCCTGCCAAGGATGCAATCAGGAATGGTTACAATATTATCCGGGACGACGGAAAGGAATTGCCGCCCGACGTTCTGGCGTTCATGAAGAAATGCGACAAACGCATGAACCTGAATCGCACCATGTACAACTTCATCCGTAAGGGTCGGATCTTTGGGATTCGTGTTGCTCTTTTTCAGATCGACGGCATCGATTATGAGCAGCCATTCAACCCAGACGGAATAAGGCCGGGCAGCTACCGTGGAATCGTGCAGGTCGATCCATATTGGATCTTGCCAGAGCTGTCCATATCAACAGCCAGCAACCCTATGACCAAGCACTATTATGAGCCGGAGTTCTGGAATTGCAACGGCAAACGCTATCACCGGTCGCATCTGGTAATCTTCCGCACTGAGGAGGTGATTGATGTGCTCAAACCCTCTTATGTGTACGCCGGGGTGCCAGTGCCACAACGGGTTTATGAGCGCGTGTATGCGGCAGAACGTACGGCGAATGAGGCTCCGCAATTAGCAATGTCTAAGCGTCTGACCGTGCTTGGCATGGATCTGGACAAGGCCGTTGCCGCTGGCAAGGCGTTCATTGATAAGATGGCTGAATGGGCATACTTCATGAACAACTTCGGCATCAAGATCAAGGGGGCCGATGATACAGTTGAGCAATTTGACACAACCCTTGCGGATCTTGATTCGGTCATCATGACGCAATACCAGATAGTCGCAGCCGCTGCCAATGTCCCTGCGACAAAACTGCTTGGCACAACACCCAAGGGTTTTAACGCAACTGGTGAGTATGAAGAAGCCAGTTACCATGAGGAGCTTGAATCAATCCAGACGCACGACCTCACACCATTGGTTGAGCGCCACCATTTGTGTCTGATCCGGTCCTCAGTTGTTGACAAGTTTCCTGAGATGAAGGATCTTAGCACTGAGGTTGCATGGCGACCACTTGATGCACCTACTTCAAAAGAGATGGCCGAGGTCAACCTGATCAAAGCACAGGCAGGTGTTGCACTTACACAATCCGGTGCTATTGATGGGACCGATGAGCGTGACCGGTTGATTAACGACCCAGATTCGGGTTATACTGGCATGCAGGCTGATCCTGAGCTTGAAGATCCTACAGACGCTGAACCCACCAAGGTGGCCGATGTTGCTGCAAACCAGAACATGACCAACCTGACCGGCAAGCAATTCCAAAATCTGGAGCGCATCTTGCGCAAGGTCAAGAAAGAGATATTGACCGAGGCACAGGGCATACAGATGCTGCAACAGGCATTTGGCATGACCGACCAACAGGCCCGTGATTTTATAACCACCGAGCTTGAAACGGAAGAACCCATAGAGTAATAGAAAGTGGCACGTAAGAGAAGACAGCCAAGGGTAGCTAGGGTAACAGCAAGTGAGTCGAAAGGCCATGCCCTAGCGTATCCAGCCGGTGTTGCTGAGCGATACCGGGCGCAGTTACGTGTCATGATCAGACAGATGGCAGTAGCCACGATGCGGGAAGTGAAAAAGCATTATCCTGAACCCGTGGCAGAAGATGCCTTACCAGAGGGAGTAGTTGTCAGCATGGACGCTGATATTCCCGGACCTATGGACAGTGCTCTTGATAGGATATTGTCCCGGTTTCAAAAGATGTTTGATTCTCAAGCCCCAGAGATATCCGGCAAATTGGCCACTGAAGCGGACAAGGCCAGCACTGTTGCCGTGAAATCCAGCCTGAAGGAAGCATCAGCCAATGTTACGGTACCAACATCTGTCCTACAGAGTGGTGCAGTCGCTGATGTGTGGAAGGCATCAGTTGCCGAGAATGTGGATCTAATAAAATCCGTTCCGGGCCAGTACATGCAACGGATCAAGAACCAAGTTACAGATGGAATCACCAAAGGCCGGGGCATAGCCGATCTGTTGCCAGAGTTGCAAAACATCCAAGGCATGTCCGATCGCCGGGCTAAATTGATCGCATATGACCAGACCCGCAAGGCATATGCAAGTTATAGTCTAACCAAGATGGCCGGGGCCGGTGTTAAGAAATTTGAATGGCTCCATTCTGGCGGTGCTGCTGAGCCGCGCAGGGATCACATCGCGATGTCCGGCAACATCTACCGGTTTGATGACCCGCCAATTATTGATCAGAGGACTGGTGAACGTGGTTTCCCCGGTCAGGCCATCAATTGTTCATGTCGCATGCTACCGGTTGTAGAGGATGAGCCAGAGCAGACCATTGATTGACAGCCCGTTGCCCATAGCGTACAATAGGCACCATTGATCCGTCGAGCATGTAACATGCAACGAAATCCCACAGAAGTCCAGCCACGTGCAGCCGGTATCATGTACCAGTCCGGTGGCAAGGTGTTGCTGCTCAAGCGTTCTGTGGCATCCAAGGATTATGCAGAACATTGGGGTTTCCCGGCTGGCGGCATCGAGGATGGTGAGACACCAGTAATGGCCGCAGTACGTGAGTCTATCGAAGAGACCGGGACATCACCAGCTACAGAGCCTACGTACCACTCCTTGAGCCATGACGGTTTTGCCTTGTTCACAGATGATACAAGTGAGCAATTCAAACCAAAGTTGAACGACGAACATACCGAATACCAATGGGCCGACCCACAGAACCCGCCGCAGCCGATCCACCCCGGTGTACAGATCCACCTAGCTGGTATTGCTCAGGATGAGATGTCTGCCCGTGTGACCGACACCAATGGCTGGCCAGAGATCAGGGGGAACCCTCTTTCGAAGGCGGGTGTGTTCCCATATCTTGGCAGAAGCATACCGGGAGCACCGGACCCGGAAGCAATCTACATGGTTTTGCGCCCACCAGAAGAGCTTGCAGATCCTGCTTGTATCAATTCCTTCAAATTAACCCCGTGGATCGCCGGTCACACCATGCTAGGTGCTGGGTTCACACCTGCTGAACAGAAAGGTATTGACGGAATAGTAGGTGAGGATTTATACTTCGATGGTGAATTTCTCCGGGGCAACATCAAGGCTTTCACCCAGAGAATGAACACCCTGATCGAAGGTGATATTAGCGAGCTTTCATTAGGGTACCGGTGCAGGTACGAATATTCACCGGGTGTATGGCAGGGGCAACCCTATGACTACATCCAGAGAAACATCAGGGGCAATCATTTGGCCTTGGTTGAAAACGGGAGATGTGGGGCAGAAGTTGCCGTACTCGACCACCTAACAGTAACATTCGACTCCAAGGAGTTTAGCATGCCAGATCCAGTAGAAAAACCAGCAGTCGCAAAAGACGAAGATACCGCCGCCGCTGGCCCGGATCTTGCAGCAATCAAGGCAGCGATCGAGCAATTAGGTCCTGTCATTGAAATGATCAATGAGTTCAAAGCCACTCTCGCCAAGAGCGAAGCTGGTGAAGAAGCTGCCGAGGCTACTGTTGAAGCAACCAAGGAAACTGCAATGCCTATCGACGCAGAAGATCCTGCCTGTGTTGACAAGATGCCAGCCACTATGGACGAGGCCATTGCAACAATTAAGACTCTCCGGGGTGAATTGAAAGCAGCCAAGGCCAAGCCTGCTGCAGTAGCCATGGATGAAAAAGACATGATCCAAGCAATTGCAACACGTGACGGTCTAGCCCGTCGTTTGTCAGCTGTTGTTGGCACATTTGACCATGCTGAAATGACTGCAGATGCTGTCGCCAAGTATGGCGTAGCCAAGCTGGGTCTCAAAGCTGCCAAGGGTCAGGAAGCCGCCGTATTGGATGGTTATCTTGCCGCGACTGAGCAAATGGGCAAAGATGTTCGCATCATAACCCATGCTCAGGATTCCAAAGACACCGGCACCGGCAGCAAACTTGCTGAAGCCATCGACGATCATTACAAGTCCTAAGGGGGCGATACCATGAGCTTTCAATCAACAGTACGTAGCAATATCGCCGCAGGTGTTATCGGTGAAATCGTATTCCTTGGTCCTATCCGCGCCAAGCCATACATCCTGAACAGTGCCGACGCTGATAACAACGTTATCGGTCGCGTGTTCTGCGAGACTGGCACTGAAGGCGAAGCAAAGGCCGGTGGTGATGCAGGTGTTTTCGCTGGTATCCTGTTCAACCCTAAAGTGTACGCCAGTGCAGGTTCTGCATCAGGCACTCTGGCACCTTCTCTCACTCTTCCAAACGGAACAGTGGCTGAGCTGCTGCAAATGGGCGAAGTATTCGTGGAATTGGGTGAAGTGGCTGCAGCTGGTGACGTTCTCAAGTATGATGATGTTACTGGTGTGATCGGTGTTGGTGCTCCGGGTGTCGGAGAAACAGCAATCCCCAATGCTGTTGTATCATATTTTGATGCAACTTCTCCCGGTTATCTGGCCGTAATCAAACTCACTAATTAATAAGGGGTTCCACACATGAAAGCATCAACAGTACACAAGAGCATTGGACCCCGTCAGATCAAGCCTATGATTCTGGCAATGTCGGCCATTGCAGCCATGGATGATGTGAAAGCATTAAACATGTTGGGCATTGGCATGGACGAGTTCGACATCCAACAGATGGCGGCTTCTCATGGTTATGCCATGGATGAAGGTTTGGTCCCCGGTCTTCTGCCCGGCACCATTCCGGCCCCTATCCAGTTCCTGCAACAGTGGTTGCCGGGTTTCGTTCATATCATCACTCAGGCTCGTAAGATTGATGACATGATTGGCATGCAAACTGTCGGCAGCTGGGAAGATGAAGAAGTGGTCCAAGGCACTTTGGAATTGACTGGTAAAGCAGTGCCTTACGGCGACCAGACAAATGTTCCGATGTCCAGCTGGAACCCTTCATGGGAACGCCGCACTGTAGTCCGTTTCGAAGAAGGTCTGCAGGTTGGTAAACTGGAAGAAGGCCGTGCCGGTCGCATTAACATCAGCTCTTCTGCTTCCAAGCGTGAAGCTGCTGCACTGGCACTTGACATCATCCGTAACAGTGTAGGTTTCTATGGATTCAATGGCGGTGCAAACCGCACTTACGGATTCCTGAACGATCCATCACTGCCAGCGTACGTTGCAGTACCTAACGGTGCAGCTGGTACTCCACAATGGAGCACCAAAACATTTTTGAACATCACCGCTGATATCCGTTCCACCATCAGCTTGTTGCGCAATCAATCAGGTGACACCATTGATCCTGAGAGCGTGAACATCACTATGGGCCTCCCGACTGCCGTAGTTGATTTCCTGAGCGTAACCAGTGATTTCGGCATCAGCGTCCGGGATTGGTTGACCAAAACCTACCCGCGCGTTCGCGTAGTGTCAGCTCCTGAGCTGAATGCCGCGAATGGTGGTGCAAACGTCATGTATATGTTTGCAGAAGAAATCAGCGACAACAGCACCGACGATGGCCGGGTCTTTGCCCAGCTGGTTGCCTCCAAGTTCCAATTGGTTGGTACACAGCAGATGGCCAAAGGTTATGCGGAAAGCTTCTCAAACGCCATGGCTGGTGTTTTGCTGAAGCGCCCATATGCCGTAATCCGTCGTACTGGCGTTTAATAGACATTTCATCACCGAGGACCTGCCCATGTCTAAGAAAGTTTACGTATACAGCACCATGACCGGCCCGGTCGAGTACGCAATTTGGGTACCGGGTGGCGGCGACATCCCGACGATTCAGAAGTCCGTTAGAATCGAAGGCGGGGCAAATGTTGCTGATAAACACCTGCACACTCCCCGTGGCGTGTGCACCATTATCAGTGAAGATGATTACGAAATCCTTAAACAGGATGGAGTCTTTCAGATTCACGAGAAAGGCGGTTTTATCTCCGTCGAGCATAACGAAGCACCCTCGATCGAGCGAGCTGTGGCAGACATGGAGAGCCAAGATCAATCAGCTCCACTGACACCAAACGATTTCGACGATGGCAGTGGTCCAAAGCTTCAGGAATCGGCACCAGCAGTAGCAGCACCCAAACCAACAAAAGGTCAGGGTTCGCGTAGACGATAATACAGGAGCGGGAATGTGGCCGCCATACCGTTAGACATAGCAGCATTCCGGGCCGCATTCCCAGCATTTGCAGATGATAGCAAATATCCTGACGCAATGCTCAACATTTACTACACTCAAGCGGGTTGTTATATTGCTAACGATAACAACCCGTACTTATACTTGCGCGGTGAATGTCTAGCTCTGGCCCTTCAGTTAATGTTGGCACATCTGCTATATCTGGCCGGTCTTGTGGCTGCTGGCACTGTCCCCGGTCTGGTTATTGGTGCTACAATTGATGCAATAAGCACAACACTACAGGCTCCTCCTGAAAAATCACAGTGGCAATGGTGGTTGAATCTGTCTGCATATGGCCAACAATTATTGGCTATTCTTCAGATTAAAGGTGCTGGTGGTTATTACATAGGTGGTCTACCAGAACGCGCCGCCTTCCGTGGTGTATTTGGCCGCTTCCCATGAAGATGGTATCAAAACCGGGTCCCGGTAAAAAACGTCTGGAAGCATTGCTAGATGGGCTGGCCGACGTTCATGCCGAGGTCGGTTGGTTCCCATCAGCAAGGTACCCGGACGGCACTTCCGTGGCCTATGTTGCTGCTATTCAGGAGTTTGGGCATGGGCCAATACCGCCTCGTCCTTTCATGCGTCCGACGCTCACCGGGAAGGCTTCTTCATGGAAGATCCTGTTGGACCAGCAAGTTAAAACTCTGCCAATTGGCGGCAACATGGTTAAGGTCATGGTGGTGCTTGCGGCCACGGTTGAGGGTGACATTGCCAAAGCAATTACTGCAGTGAAAAGCCCTCCACTTAAACAGTCCACCATAGACAAGCGTTTTCATAGTAAAAAAGGCAATGTATCTATCAAACCTCTGGTTGACACCCGGTTAATGTTCGATTCGTTAACATCTGTGGTAGAGAAGAAATGATACCCGGAACAAACCTGTTTAATCAGGCAATGACCGTGTTCACCCCGCAAGAGGTGACGTGGTTTGCTGCCAGTGGCAGGACCGTGATGGACAGTGGTAAATATGCTAATTCATACGCAACCCCGGTAATCATAAGGGGCAGCCTTCAGTCTATCAATCGCAAGCTGTTCCAGCAGATGGGCCTTGATTTAAACAAGACTTACAAGAACCTGTACACAAACGACCCTGCATTTGATGTTGACCGGGGCAGACCCGGTGACAGATTCCACTATGCTGGCCGGGTTTATGACGCAATCGGTTCTAATGACTGGTTCTCTCAGGATGGCTGGAAGTTAGTAACTCTGGTTGATGTTGGACCAGTACCGCCGCATGTTAAAGTTTTCAATAATGTCTTCAGCAACGTTTTCGGGTGATATATGTCAACAATACTTGAGCAAGCAGTTCAGATAAGAGATGCCACCGGGCAATATGCAAACACACCAACTATTGTTGGCCAATGTCTAGTAGACATCGCTAATGCATTGCTGGCAGGAGGTGTGCTGAATAGCGCCTCGTTCAATATGTTGCCTGTAACCCCGACTGTGGTTCTGGACAACACTCCGGTCCCTATGTCAATTGGTTCGATTACCCAGATCAAGACCGGCACGATCGAGATTCTGGAGGGCGACGGGTTCTTTTATTTTGGTGGTCTTGACCCAACAAAAGCATATAAGATCTCATGTGCCATCGGGTTTGTGTATGATGATGCTGTTGATATCGGTTTCTCATTCAAAGATCTGGCCGGTGCCGACATAGCTGGTTGTTCTATTGCACTGTCTCAGGGTAAGGGGTTTACCAATGACGGTCTGCAGAACATGGTCCTAGACACCACTATAACCGGTACCGAGACTTGTGTTTTGTATTTCCTTCCGGGGGGTGCGTCCACTCTGAGCGCTAATTTGTGCTCAGCCTCCATTATCCAAACTGGCCCGGTATTGTTGGCACCATGACAGACGAAGAGATATTTGCATATGTAAGACTCTTCCTGATCCAGCAGATGATCGGGGCCGGTGTTATCCAGCGCTACCAGCCGGAGGCAGAGGGCGTACCTGAGGATAAGGTGGTCACCATGTACAAAATAGGTGACAAAAGATACGGATTCCCTAGGGAATATGATGAATGGGACGAGGATCAAGAATTGTTCATTCACATACACGAACAATCAATGGAGACCACGATTCAACTCGGAGCACTACAACCAAATGGAGATACAGAGACTGCCACGGCATCTGATATAGTGAATCTTGCTGCCGAGTTGTTGCAGACTCAGGAAGCAGTTGTTCATTTCCAGAACCTTAACATGTCAATATTGCGAGTCACCGATATCAGAAACCCGTATTTTGTAGATGATAGGGACCGTCATGAAGCAGATCCATCTTTTGACTTCACAGTGTTACACAAGCGTGTTAAAATGTCAACATTGCCGGGAGCACTGAAGTTCGAAGGTAACATTAAACGAATTTAACGAGGAAAAGAACATGGCCATAAGCATCACCAGATATGTTGATATTATTTCGGGCGTTGTTGCCGGTGTCCAAGTCTTGGCCCGTGAGTTGATATGCCGTGTCATAACAACAAACCCCCTGTTGCCGCCAAACACATTGATCGAGCTGGAGAGTTCCGACGAAGTGGCCGAGTATTTTGGCTCCACTTCAAGGGAGTATCTCAGAGCTGCGTTTTATTTCGGGTGGATAAGCAAAAATGCTACCCGGCCCAGAAAATTAGCCTTTTTCAGATGGGTGGAAACGGCGGTTGCAGCTTTCATCTACGGCGGCAAGGGCAATCAGACTCTATCCGATTGGACCGGGATTGCCAATGGTGCCATAAGCATCACTATGGACAATGATACCTACGTGCTGACCGGGATTGATTTTACTGGTGCGGCATCCCTGTCCGGCGTGGCATCTATCCTACAAACCGAAATTAATGGCGCTGACGTGGCACCACAATGGGCCAATGCTACAGTCACTTGGGATGCTGTGGCCAAGAGGTTCATCCTTGAGGGCGGCGCTGAGGGTGCTTACGGTGAGATCTCTGCCGAATTAGCTGGTTCTGGCACTGAGATATTGTCGCTGATCAAATGGTCCGAGTTGACCGGTGCTGTGTTCTCTGAGAGTTCAGACCCACAGAGCGTTACCGACATGTTGATCATTGCCGCAGACATCTCAAACAATTTTGGAAGTCTGGTGTTCAACGAAGTGCCTACTGCGGCACAGGCTCTGGAGGCTGCGATCTGGATACAAAACCAGAACATTCGTTACATGATGCCATTAATGGCAAATGCCGATGATGTCGGAACAACATTGTTAGAGTTTTTAGAAGCCGGTCTTCAGGCTTATGGTGGCGTGGGAATGAATATCAATGCTGACTCGGATAGTGAGTTTATTGATATGTTCCCGGCGATGATTCTCGCGGCCACCGACTATTCCCGCAGGGCATCAGTACAAAACTACATGTACCAGATTGATGACAGATTGACACCATCTGTTATCACCACAACCATAGCCAACTATGCTGATGACCTGTTGATAAATTACTACGGTCAGACCCAACAGGCCGGTCGCAAAATCAACTTCTATCAGAGAGGTGTTTTGTGGGGTCCGGACACGTCACCAAGGGACATGAACGTGTATGCCAATGAGATGTGGCTGAAGGATGCTGCGACAGTAAACATCATGTCCCTTCTGTTGAATCTGGCACGGATCTCGGCAAACGCTTCTGGTCGCGCCAAACTGTTGAACACTCTGCAGGATGTCATTGACCGTGCGCTGTTTAATGGCACGATCAGTGTTGGCAAACCTATCAACAATACGCAGAAGGCGTACATATCCGAGCAGACTGGTGATCCGCTGGCATGGTATCAAGTTCAAAACCTCGGTTATTGGCTTGATTGTGAAATAGTCCAAGTTGGTACCGAGTACATTGCCCGGTACACACTGATCTATAGCAAGGATGACATCATCCGCAAGGTCGACGGTTCTCACCAATTAATCTAAGGGGAAAAACATGAACAATATCGGCGGCTTTGGCCTAGTTATAAACATCAAGGCATCAGTGACGTTCCCAAGTGGTTTCGATCTCACTCAGTTTGCGGACGATGCCGACCCCTTTGATTTGCCTTCTATCCAGATCGCTGATAAATCAATGGGTTTGAATGGTGACCTGTTGATCTGGCCTAAAGCCAGTCCGATCCTCCCGACTATTAACGTAATCCCCGGAAGCGAGGATGACAAAAATCTTGGCATCTTGTATGATGCCAACCGGGTTGGCAAGGGTAAATCGTCTGCGTATGATGTCATCACAATGACAGCTGTATACCCTGATGGAACCAAAAAAATCCTCAGCAATGGTGCGATCACTGACGGCATGCCGGGAGATTCAGTCTCCAGCGCTGGCCGCAAGAAATCAAAACCATATGCATTTGCATTTGAAAATAACTCAGGATCGTAAATCATGATTGAGCCAAAAGAGCTGTCCCTCACTGGCCACGATGGTGTTGAAAAAACCTACATTTTGACAAAGTTCCCGGCTGTGGCTGGCCGGGAGATCCTCACCCAGTATCCTATTTCAGCAATGCCGAAAATAGGGGAGTACAAGGTTAATGAGGAGATCATGTTCAAAGTGTTGAAGCATGTGTGGGTAAGGACATCGGATGGTAATGACCTGCAATTGTCCACCCGCGCATTGATCGATAACCATGTGACTGATTGGGAGGTTCTGGCCAAGATAGAATTCGCGATGTTGGAGTACAACTGCAGTTTTTTCGCGAACGGCAGAGCCTCAACTTTCTTAGAAGGTTCTGCCCAGAAAGGCCAACAGTGGATTATCCAAACGTTGATGGGTTTATTGGAACAATTCTCTCAGAAAAACAAGCCACCCTCTCAGCCCTGAAGACAACCATCAGTCTGGAGGAAGCCTTCGACATCTGGGAGGTAATAGTAGTAGGACGGTACAACGAGCATTTAGCTGTTGAACATAGCAAGAAACAGAGAGCGAACAAATGAGCCTATTAGAGACATTCTCAATCTTGTTCGACTCCAATGCCAGCAAAGCTGATAAGGAAATTGGCAGCGCACTTGGCAATATGGCAAAAAACGCTATTGGCACCCTAGGTGCATTTGCCGCATTCGGCACCATTGCACACAAAGTATTTGAAGCGGCCAATTATGCCGACCACCTGCAGGAGTTCTCGTCCGCTTTGGACTTGAATATACAAGAGGTCGACGCGTGGGGTAATGCTGTCATAATGTCTGGCGGCAATGCTCAAGAGTTCCAAGGCACAATAGGAAATCTGGCCCGCGATATGGCGGCGTTTGCTGCTACCGGGCGGGGAAGAGTGGCACCATTCTTCAAGGAATTGGGCATAAACATGACCGATGCCAATGGCAAGGCTCGTGATGTCATGGCTGTGTTGCCGGAGCTAGCAGATAAATTTCAGGGTCTCACAAAGCAGGAATCTTTCGGTTTAGGTCAAAAATTGGGATTGGACCAAGGCACGATAATGTTGCTGCAGTCGGGCCGTCGGGCCGTGGAGGATCTGGTCAACAAGCAAAAAGAGCTTGGCACTGTGACTGAGGAACAGGCAGAGACTGCAGCTAAGTTTAACGATGAAATCGACAACACTTCGCACGTGTTCCGGACCCTGTTTATGGGTGTCGGTTCCGAGGTATTGCCGATATTGACCAGTTTCTTAAAATTGATCCAAAAAGGGTCGATATGGATTCGTGAACACACGGACTATCTCAAAACGTTCGGATCAATAATGGCTATAGGCATGGGGGTGTATGCTGTCGGGGCCATGTGGAAGTTCGTGAAGGCCGCTCAAGCTATGCGTTCAGCTGCCATGGCAGCAGGAGCAGCTGAAATGTTCATGGCGGCACCGTTGTGGCTGACAATAGCTGCTTTTGTGGCATTTGGCGCTGCACTGGCTCTGGTGGTTGACGATATCAATACATGGGCTGCAGGTGGGGATTCCTTGATAGGCCAGTGGGTCGGTTCTTTCCAAGAGTTCGAAGATATGGTATTCCCTATTATCGACATGTTGGTTGAGAAAATAACCACGTTGATGAACCTGTGGGCACAATTCCGCGACGGGGTGTCGATGGGTCTTGGTGACGCTGTGGATAAAGTTGGCGGCTGGGTATCCAAGGGTAAAGATATGTTAGGTATGGCAAGTGATACCCCTATTTCATCACAATCGTCCGGGGCGATATTGGCCGGGGGTAACACAACCAAGTCCAACAGTGTTAAAATAGATAATGTGAATGTGCAGACTGCTGCCACAGACGCAAATGGCATTTCCAAGGACATCGGTGGATCGCTGCACACAGAAATGGCGAACACTGTTGCTGCTTTCGATGACGGGGTTTCTCATTAATGTCGACTTTTGATAGAAGGGGACAGGGCGCACACGTTGATGTGGTTGGGATATTCGATTCTAACTTCAATCAACGGTTTGTGAATGCCCGTCCTGTCAACGCCTCTATCAAGGAAACCTCGAAGTTCATGGAACATCCTCTGGAGGATGGCGGCACCATAGTTGACCACAAAGTTATTGAACCGGTGGAGATCGATTTCTCGCTAGTGCTGAAGCCCAAGGATTACCATAACACGTATCAACAGTTACGTCGGGCGTGGTTGGGCAATGAGCTGTTCTCAGTCCAGACCCGCACCGGTACCTATAATAATATGGCATTTGTGTCGATCCCACATGATGAGACTGTGGAGATGTTTGGCACCGTTGCTGTTGCTCTCAGCCTGAGAGAAGTCAGGTATGTAAGGGCCACATTTGAGACTCTTCCGACCGGGTCCACCAAGGAGCCAAAAGACACGGATACCAAAGACCGGGGAAACCAGCCGAGTTCATCTGCTACCAATGCTCAGGAACAGAAAAAGGCCAGTGTCATCCAAGAATGGAGAGGGCGTAAATGAGCATAAATGTCCCATTGGAAGCTGTGGCCAATCAGGAGTTAACTATCACGCTGGAAGGCTCACGGTACAACCTATCAATCAAGCAGTCAATTAACTGCATGGCCATTGATATCGTTCGTGATGGTGTTGTTATTATCACCGGGATCAGGCCGGTGGCCGGTGCTCCAGTGATACCGTATAAATATCTTGAACGCGGAAATTTCTTGTTCCTGACCGAGAATGATGATATACCATGGTGGGAAAAGTTCAACATCACTCAGTCACTGCTGTATCTGACCATTGCAGAGATGGAGCAGGCCCGTGCAACTTGATAAACTTGATCCCAGAATAATAAGGGTCGGAATTGAGGTAGATGGTGTCCTCAGGGTTTATGATAACGAGCTGAAGATCAATGCCACCGGCACAAAATTCGGCAATGAGAACCAAAACGAGATGGAGGTTAAAATAACCAACCTCCAAAAATCGGTCCGTGATTACATCCTCACGGAAACATCACCGTTCAACCAAAATCGTTCCCGGAAGAAATTGTACCTGTGGGCCGGGCGGCAGTCTTATGGTGCTCCGTTGATTTGTGTTGGGGATATAACGAAGACCAATGTTAGCCAGCCACCGGATATTGAATTGACACTTAAAGCCCTGACCGGGGATTATGTGAAAGGTAAGGTACTATCGACCAACAAACAGGGCATGGCCGGGCTGCGCGATATTGCATCTAGTGCTGCCGAGCAGATAGGTGTTGATCTAGACTTTCAGGCTGAAGATAAACAGATAGGTAACTATGCCTTCACTGGCGGTGCGCTGAACCAAGTTGGCAAGCTAAACAGGGCAGGCGGTGTTGACGCGTTTGTGGACGACACAACCTTGGTCATAAAACCATCGGGAAGGCCCCTCGCTGGCCCTGTACGGGTTTTGAACCTAGATACCGGCATGGTAGGCCAGCCTGAATACACAGAGCATGGGATAAAGGTTACATACCTATTGGACAACACATCCAAATTGGGTTCCGGGTTGAGAATCCAGAGCGTTTTGAATCCGGCATTTAATGGCCTGTATGCCATCTACAAACTCGGTTTTGATGTGGCAAGCCGGGATGAACCATTTTATTGGGTGGCAGAAGCTACGAGGTGTGAAGATGGCTGATACCACAAACGAGGGCACGGGTCCAAACTCTAAGCCATCGGTCAACCCGGCCAACACCGGGACGATGCAGGGGATGATGCGCCACATACTAGATAAGTACATGCAGGATGTGGATGACATGCTACCGGCCCGTGTGGTCGGTTTCAATGGGGACCGCAATAATCCGAGAGTCTCGGTCCAGATCATGTACTTGGTCACTAAGACTGATGGGGGCACGGTCCCAATGTCGCAACTGGCCAGCATCCCGGTTATGACAATGAGTGGCGGCGGTTTCCTACTGTCATTCCCCATCAAATCAGGGGATATGGGGTGGATCAAGGCCAATGATCAGGACATGTCATTATTTTTCCAATCCGGCGAAGCTTCACCGGGCAACACTCAGCGCATGCATTCCTTCGAGGACGGTGTGTTCATCCCGGACCTTATGCGCGGATGGACCATAGACAGTGTAGATCAGGAAAATGCCGTATTGCAATCGCTTGACGGCACTGTTAAACTATCATTATCTACCGATACCATCCGGATGGAGGCCAACTCGGATTACGTGGAAATCGGCCCATCAGGGATAAAATCATCCGGGGACTGGGACCACACTGGAAAAATGAAAGTGACCGGTGATGTCGAGACATTCGGAACCTTGGAAAACAATGGTGTGAATGTTGGAAGCGGACACAGCCACTTGGATATAACTAATTCTTTCCCATTTACTGGAACGCCTTTGCCATGACCATTGTGATGTTTGGTGTAGATTCCGATAACGACATGTTCGTGGGGCCGGATGGCAACATAGCAATAATATCCGGCATCGATGCTGTCAAACAGGCGTGTGAACATGTTATGAAGACCATGCTGACCGAGATGGTCTTGGCGTATAATCAGGGGTTGCCTAATTTCCAGACCGTGTGGGTGGGGGCACCAAACATCCAGCAGTTTGAAGCGGCATCCAGATCATCGTTGTCGGCGGTACCAAACGTCATTCAGGTTGTCGAATTCGATACTATTGTGTTGAACAATGTTTTAGCGTATACTGCTACTATTCAAACCAGTTTCGGGGATGTCGTGATAAATGGGCAACTATAATTACATAGAAAACACAGGTACCATACTCCCCGACACCAGCCAAGTATTGGTAGAGGTTCAGCAGGAGTATAAGGAATCATTCGGGGCTGATCTACCGGTCACTCCAGAATCTCCCCAAGGTGTGTTGATCACGTCGGAAACCCTGTCCAGAATGGCCGTCCTCCGCAACAATGCGGCGCTGGCCAACCAGATAAATCCAAATCTAGCTGGGGGAGGATTTCTTGATTCGATATGGAGTCTAACTGGTGGCCAGAGAAGGCAGGCCAGCAGATCCGTCGTTTCTGGTGTGGTGCTATCTGGTGTCCCTGGAACGATAATCCCAAGCAACACTCTGGCGGCAACGTCTGCCGGGGATGTGTTTGCATCATTGTCTACTGTTACCATAGGTTCAGGTGGGACAGTGACAGTAGACTTTGGTAGTGTTGTTGATGGTCCAATCCCGGCAGGGATTGGTGATCTAACCAACATAGTCCCATCAACTGCAGTCCTTGGGTTGGATTCCTTGACCAACCCGGATGCGGCAGTTCTGGGTACAGCAGCACAATCAGACGCTTCAGCCAGAACAGAACGCAGACAGACATTAGCCAAACAGGGGTCCTCCCTAGCGGAAGCAATAATGTCCGAGGTTCGTTCGGTTGCTGGGGTGCAGTCCCTGTCTTTCCGGGAGAACAAATCTGGTGCAACTGTGGTTATTGATGGCATAACCTTGGTTGAGCATTCAATATGGGTGTGTGTTAATGGTGGAACCGATCTGGACGTTGCCACTGCCATATTGAGCAAAAAATCTGGTGGTTGTGACTATAATGGCCTTGTGTCAGTCCCGGTGGTTGAGCCAGCTAGCGGCCAGACCTATGACGTGCTGTTCGATAGACCAGATGAAATTGTTATTAAGGTCCGTGCCACGGTTAAAGGCACCGCATTGGTGGACCCCATCGCAGCTACAACTCAAGCGATCCTCGATTATGTTAACGGTGACATCGAGGGCGAGAATGGCCTCCAGATCGACACCGACGTGTCGCCATTCGAATTGGCTGCTGCAGTTAACATTTTCGCTCCGGGGATCTTTGTGACCAAAATGGAGGTTTCCTATGATAGTGGTCCTCCGGTGTTTGTTACAACCACTTTACCAATAGCGTTAAATGAAATTGCCAAGATAACTGAAGCCGACATTCAGGTAATTGTGGTATGACGGGCAATATCCAAGAGTTTACACTTGATTCAGAGACAATGTTGGCCATCCTGTGGCAATACGACAATGCTCAGCGTTTGCAGTCACTGATTCAGCAGAAAGCAGACTGGTATGATGAGAATTGGGGAAAGTTCTGGGCAGAGTGGGTATATCAAGTATTTAATCTGGACACGGCCAATGATTTTGGTTTGTCGGTCTGGTCTATAATTCTCGACCTCCCGTTGTACACATCACAACAGCCATCACCTCCGGACTATCACAATTTTGGCTTCGCCAATTACGGGTTCAACTTCGACAACGGCAACTTTGCTGTGGATGTGCCGGTTGTTAATGGGCTATCAGTTGAAAACAAAAGACTGTTGCTGAAGTTACGTTATTTTCAATTGACCACCCGTGGCGCTATTCCTGAGATAAACGCATTTCTGGCCCGGTTGTTTGGTCCCGGTGTAGCATATCTTGCCGATAATCTTGATATGACCATAACTTACGTCTTTAACCAACCAATATCAGCATCTTTGATGTACGCATTGCAAAACATTGATGTACTACCATGCCCAGCCGGAGTAGGTTATAATATCATTACTGTTTCTTCACCGTCGTTTGGGTTCGACCCATATGGCCTAAACTTTGATAACGGAAATTTCCCTGAGGTATAAGACATGAAATGGTTTAGATTCCCATTTGCCACATCCGGTTCAAGAACGGCGGTTCCTGAAGATACCCAGCCTGCAGGTGATGTCAGCTATGAGGAAGGTTACGGCGCTGATTACTCACGTGATCCGGTGTTGGACCCTCTTGCCAAACGTATTGAACGTGACAAGTACAACCAGATCTTGTACGACATCACAAACTGGATCCGTGATCTAACGATCATTGGCACCCCAGATTTCATAACCACTGCCCAGAACAATGGTTCGCCTTATTCATATCAGGCCGGTGCTCGTGTGATGTTCGATGATGGCGGCGGTTATGTGCGCTGGGAGTCATTGGTTGGATCAAACACATCGTCACCGCTGTCCGACCCGACCAAATGGCGCAAAGTAGGCGTACAAGGAACCGAGACCATACTTGGCTTGTTTAAGGTGGCCACGACTGCACAAGTTCTGGCAGGCACCGATGATACAGTGGTAGTAACACCAGCCAAACTGTCTGCAGACCCGAGGGCATGCAGGGCTTGGGTGTCATTCAAAGGTACTGATGCTGTCGGAATGGTGACCATTAATAGCGCGTTCAATGTGGCTACGGTGGAGAAATTGAGCACCGGTCTATATGAAATCACATTTGACAATCCGTTGCCTAATGCTGACTATTGTGCCGTGTTTGGCAACACGACCAAATTCGGTGGTGCTAATGGTAGCATTTATTCATCGGGCGGTGCTACTCAGCCGCCTACGTTGAAAAGTACATCTAAATTGCAAGTGGCGTTTGGTGATGGCTCTTCTCGCGAAAACGTCTACGAAGGCGACGTTACCATTTTTGGTTGATATGGAGGTCAGCAATGGAAGAGCAGTTAAAACAACTGATGGAGTCATTAAAATCTGATGTGATCGCTTTTGCGTTCGTTGGTTCTTTGATTGCTCAAAGTTTCTGGCCATCATCGGAGAGCAGAAAGGCTGCAGTGAGTGTCTTGATCGGCACTGTTGTGGCAAGTACAACAGCACCGGCTATAATGTCTGTGCTGTTGTGGAAATGGCCGGGATTTCCTGAGGCCGTAAGGGTTGCCGTCTACTTTTGGACCGGTTTATTGAGCATGCATCTGGTTCCTCTGGCGGCTTTTTTGTTAAACAGGTTAAAAGGTGCCAATCTGCCGGGGGTGGATCAATGATCCTGCTGAAGTTTTTGATTATATTTGCTATCTTGATAGCTTCTCTGTATTTGGTGTCGGTCAGTGTTTGTATCGTCGGCAGAATGACGTGCAAAACTTCACATATCACCAGATTTGCCGTGATATCCGTGGCCGGGGTTGCCTTTGCAGCTCTTATTAAAACCATTACCGACCAATGGGCCTTCTGTGCTGTCGATCTATCCCACATTGTGACCGTGTTTATGTGTGCCATAACTATGTTATTCAACCCAAGGATTCCAACATGATTGACAAGGACATCAACGCTCTCGCTTTGACAATATGGGCCGAGGCCCGTGGTGAGGGTGAAGAGGGAATGATCGCGGCGGCATGGGCCATCAGGAACCGTGTCGAGATGGACCTTGGCAACGATAACAAGCCAGACTGGTGGGGCGAAGGATATGAGGGCGTATGTAAGGCTCCGTGGCAGTTCAGCTGCTGGAACAAGAACGACCCTAACTATAAATATCTGACCGGAGCAGTTAAAATACCGGCCAATCAACTGGATGAAGCCGTTAGAATAGCCGGGATGGTTATTAATGGTGAGGTTCCTGATCCTACTGGCCATGCCACACATTATTACGCGATAAGCATGACCCAAGTTCCTAAATGGGCCAAGGCTGGTAAATACTCATGTCGCATTGGTCGCCACATATTCTATAGAGATGTAAAATGATAATTAATCCGATATATAAATATTTGGCGATCCTAGCAATCGGCTTGTTGATCGGGTGGTTTGTTAATGGCTGGCGCTTGGAGTCAGGATATAATGCGGAGCTGGCCTCCCAACGTGCAGAAGATCTTGAAAATTACTCCCGGCAGGTCGCCCTGTATAAAACATCATTAGAGGCATCAGAGCTATCAAGGGCTGAGATGTCCCAAAAACTTGAGGAAAAAGCCAATGAAAACCAGATACTTTCTAATGCTGTTGCTTCTGGCGTTAAGCGGTTGTCAGTCCGCGCCAGATGTCCCAGAGTGCCAGCCAACGAAACCGATGCCGGGGGAGTTGAGACAACTTCCGCAGAGCTTGATGCCGCTGCTAGACCAGCTTATTTTGCCCTCAGAAGTGGTATCGAACGAACCGAAGCCCTCCTCCGATTCTGTCAAAAAGAATTAATCCTACGTTCGAATACCCAACCGTGACAACGGAAGGTATCTCCGAGCTTCTTGGGATATGGATGTCCCACTACCATAGCCATTATGCCACATAACACAAAGGATAGCCGCTCCTTGTGTAGTAGGTTATTATTTTCGCGTAAGGTTCCAAAAGTTGTCCAGCGTGGACACATGTTCGAATAACCTACTACGCCTACTACGCCTACAACACGAACCACAAAACGCCCGTCCTCCGGGGCTTCTGGACGTTGTAGGTTGTGTTGTAGGTTGACACCATAACCTACTACATGTTCTCCTTAAAACTGCACCGGCCCTCTAGGGGGTGTCCACCTTGGACAGATTCTCAGATTCTACGCGAAAAGAGAAGATCCGGTCACATAGAGCCACATAGAGGATTTACAAATGATAGATGAACAAGTTGCACGGTTTGCCCGTCTTTTTCGTGGCAATCAGAGGTCTCACGGAGTATTCAACCCGGCTAATGGTGGCATGTCAACTGACAAGTCACCAGCAAATACGGAGGATTACTTCGACCATCTGACAGGTAATGTCGGGTTAGGCATTGTGCCAATAACCGATGATGGCACATGTTGGTTCGGTGCCATTGATATCGATGCACACGGGGATGCTCCGGACATCGATCTGAAAGAATTAGAAGCCATGGTCAGGGAAAAGGACTTACCACTGACCGTGTGCCGGTCCAAATCCGGCGGGGCGCACTTGTACGCCTTTGGATCTGAGCCACTCCCGGCCAAACTATTACGCGCAGCGTTGGCAAAATGGGCCGAGCGCATAGGTTATGGGGGGGTCGAGATCTTCCCAAAGCAAGACCACCTGCCAACCGATAGCGACGGTAATCGACAGTTAGGCAATTGGATCAATCTGTGTTGGTTTGACTCCGAGAATCAGGATTGTTTGCGCTACACTGTGGAAGGAGGTAAGCGGATACCACTGCAATACTTTCTTGATATAGCTGAATCACGCAAGATCTCAGCAGCCATGTTGGTGGAGCGTTCAGCGGACGAGCATGCGGAGGCACCGCCATGCATACAGAAAATTATCAGTTCCGGTGTGGGGCAGGGCCAACGTAACGAAGCACTATTCAATGTGGTGGTGTACCTGAAGCAAGCCTACCCGGAAACATGGAAGGATAAAGCGTTTGACCTCAATGCCCGGATGTTTGATGAACCCTTGACACACGCGGAAGCCAAAAAGACCATAGCCAGCACCGGGCGCAGGGAGTACCGATACCGGTGCAAGGAAGAACCATGCCGGTCGTTGTGTAAATCGTCGATATGCATAACCCGCAAGTATGGCATCACTCCAGACGAAAAGAACGAAATGGAGATGGGCAAACCACCCGAATTCGGACCACTGGAGAAGGTGAACACGGAGCCACCACGTTGGCACCTGTACGTTGATGGGGTCAAATTGAGTCTAACTACCACGGATCTCATGGATTATAGGCAGGTACGTGTTGCGGTTGCTGAGGAATTGACCCGGTTGATAGCGCCGATGAAAAATGACCAATGGCAGGGCATGCTGCACAAATTGATGTCCGAGGCCACCGAATTGGAGGCACCTGAAGAGGCCAGCACTAAGGGCTACATACGTAACCGATTGAACGAATTTTTTCACCGGGCCGACCTTGACTCACCGGGGACCGATAAGAAAGACCGTGAATCACTCCTTCTTGGGTCGCCAGTTGTGCAGATCAATGAGATGGGACATCGGTGTGTGTACTTCCGGGCTGCAGATTTTATTGATTATCTGAAAAAGAACCGGGCAGAAGAGCTTAAGGGTCCAAATTTGTGGATGACACTTCGAGAGCTTGGGGTTGAACACACCAAATTCAGAGTTGGCAAAACTGTTGTGCCTGTGTGGTATGCCCGAATCGAGGAAGGCGACCAATTCCAGTTGCACACACCAGAAATTGAAACGGAGATCTGACACATGGAAATCACTTACAACAAAGTGGCCAAGAAGTTTTCCATTGATTGTTCATTCAGGGAAAATCACTTGATATCAGACATTCCCAACAAGCGATTCCAGAAGCGCATCAAGTTGTGGCATGCCCCGGTGTTATCGCGCAACGCGGAGCACATGTTGTCAAAATTGCGCCAATACATGGACAAGGAATCAATAGAGATTGCCGAGGAAGTTGTGTCTAGGCGCAAGGTCCGACAAGAGGACTTCCCATCATGGTATCAGTTCAAGACCAAGCCATATAAGCACCAGATCAACGCGTTGAACCATTCTTGGGCGCTTGATGCACATGCCTATTTCATGGAGATGGGGACCGGGAAAACGAAAACCGCTATTGACCTGCACTCTGCACGATTTATGACGGCAGCAATGGATGCTTGGGTTGTGTTCTGTCCAAACGCATTACGTGACAATTGGGCTGATGAAATAAAAATCCACAGCCCATTACCAGACATCCCGGTGTTCGTTCTGGCCGACCTCACTGATTCAAAAGTGCGCAACATGACCAAGGCCGCAGAGAAGGCAGAAAGGTTCATTGTTGTGGTCGGCATGGAGTCCATGCAACAGACCTTGAGGGGCGGTTCTGCATGGAAGGCATTGATGGGGATGATTGGTGACAGGAAATATGCAGTCACAATTGATGAATCACACAACGTGAAAAACCCTGATGCCAACCGGTCACGCAATGTGGAGGCATTTGCCGAGTACGCAGTTTCCAGAGGGATAATGACTGGCACCCCGATAGCACAAGGCATACTTGATTTGTATATGCCATTCCAGATTTTGGACCCGAACATCATCGGAATTGGTGATTATTACAGCTTCAGGAACCGCTATGCCGAATTTGGCGGCTATGAAAACCGGGAGATAATCGGATATCGCAATGTTGAAGAATTGATGTCGGCCATCAAACCGTACGTGTTCCAGTGCACCAAGGAAGAAGCACTAGACCTCCCGGAAAAGATCTACATGCGAAGGTCTGTCCAGATGTCCAAGGAACAGGAGCGCATATACAAGGAGCTTCACAAGGAATCTGAAGCTATGATTCAGGACATGAAACGGTCTGGCAAATCAGTCGAGGTCATAGCCGAGTCGGTAATCACTAAATATGGCATGCTACAGCAAATAACTGGTGGTTTCCTGAATTACAAGGAGGAAGTTGGTGATGAAGACACCATGGAGGTTGTGCGCAGAACCACCTGGCTTGTGGAACCGGCAAACAATCCTAAAATCCGGGAGCTGATCAACATTGCTGAGGAAAACCCGGACAAAAAGATTATTGTTTGGGCCAAATACAGAAGCGAAATTGCCATGATTGTGGAGGCCCTCAAGGACAAATACGGGGATGTTGTATCCGAGTACCATGGCGGCATAAGCAACAAACCGGGGAATGACCAACGCAAGGCCAACTTGATTGAGTTTAAATCCGGGAAGAATCGGTTTTTTGTTGCCAACCAGCAGACCGGTGGCACAGGGCTGACCATCAACGAGTCCAACTTGGTGGTGTACTACAGCAACAGTCTGAAACTGGTGGACCGCATGCAGTCGGAAGACCGCAACCACAGGATCGGGCAGGACAAAGGGGTGGTGTATATCGATCTGGTGTGCACCGGGACAAAAGATGAAGACGTATTGACAGCCATTCGCGATAAAAAGGATGTGGCAGATTACGTCAAGGAGAACATGAGATGAGTGACCAACCAACAAACCCAAACCGGCCAACTGTTCATACTTTGTTGTACGAGGCTGAACGTAAAATGGATCTGTTCAATGAACGCACCCGGACAATGAGGTTGAAGTTTGATTTTAACCACACCGACCCGGACGAGGCCACAGTGCGTAAAACCATTGATTTGATGGACAAGCTATTGGAGATGTCGTCCGACGAACGGTAGTTTGGGGGATATTGTAGACCATGGGGTTACTGTGTTCTAATAATCCCATGGTCAGGACATAGGGTTCTGACCACCATAGAGAGATAGAGCCATGAAAATCACCCCAATCATGAAAGTCGGCATCGAGCATATGACATACCGGGCCGCAGATAATTTTATCATTGCTTATGCCCAGAGCGGTGGCATATGGACTTGGAAGAAGGACCCCGGTTTGTGGGTGTTGAAGTCCACCGGTTGCGCCAGCGCTGGACTCGTTGCTGTCCACAACACAACAAATTTCTCGGACGGCAGCTACTCGCTGGATGCCATCAGTTATGGCATAGCGGTTCTGATCTATAACAAATTGTGCTGGAGTGCGCACAATCAAGGCAAATTGGAATCGTCAAAGATGTGGGCCGAGCAACAATACAAGGTCCGTGATTACTTCCTGAACAATTGCAAAGATGAAGACAGGGTTGCCAAATTCTTGCAGTTCATCGACTGATATCAACACAGGTTGTACCACATCCCATGGTGTGGTACACTTGTCCCATAGTTAGAGAGTGATAGCCGACATGACAGGTAAAGTGTACGTAGTGCAGGAGAACAACCGAATCGATTACTCGGATGCCGAGCGGTTTGGTGAGATTTTATTTCTCACTGCAGAAGAAATCAAGCCTGTGACCAGCAGCCTTCGAAATCAGACAATCCTTGCATCAATACGCAGACAGATGGAAGATTTCGACCCATCCAAAGATCGCATGATCCTGACTGGAAACCCGATGGTTATCGGATATGCTTTCCATCTTGCACTTTTGAAGTCACAATCAATTGTGTGTTTACAATGGGACCGGTTTACCAACCAGTACCGTGAATTTCTTTTCAACCCATAGAGGTATAGAGCATGACCAAGAAAGAGAAAGGACCAGTTATCAGCCAGCGCCAATTTTTGGGTGAGGCTAAAATTGAGATTGATTCAGCCCTCAGCATATTGAACAGTTTCAATCGCGACACAATCGAACCCCAAATCAAGGACATTGGTGCTGTTGAAATGGCACGGTTCATGAATGAGTTGATGCTGGCCAATGAAATGGCCGAGGAATTGAAATCGACTATTGGCAAGGTGTACGATTGGGTTCGCACCGGAGTCCTCCCGGAAAAGATGGATGAAGAAGGTCTGGAATTGTTGCGCGTTGAAGGTGTCGGGCGTGTGAGCCTGACCAGTGATGTCAATGTTGCAGTAATCAACAAAGACGAAAGTTTCAAGTGGTTGGAGACATCCGGCCACGGTGACATGATCACGGAAACCGTGAACGCGTCATCATTAAAGGCTTTGATTCGTCGTTTAATTCGCGACGGCAAAGAGGTTCCGGAAGCAATCTACAGGGTGACACCATTCACTCGTGCTTCCATCACAAAATCGTAACCTGCCCGTTACGTGAATCAATCAACTCTAAACGAGGAAATAGTTATGGCGAAGCCTGACAAAAAAGAAGTAGCAGTAAAGAAATCAACTGAAGTGGCAACACAAGCAGACATCCCGGATTTCTTGAAAGACAAGATGAAGGACAATCGTGGCAGTGAAGAGGTTCAATCAAACGACCTTGTTATCCCACGCGTCGAGTTGGTCCAGAGCTTGTCCAAGTGCCGCAAGAAAGCAGACCCTGCTTACATTGAAGGCATTGAAGAAGGCATGTTGTACAACAACGTGACCCGGAAAATCTACGGTGAAGAAATGATCGTTTGCCCGGTGTACTTCCGCAAGGAATGGTTGCTGTGGCGTGATCAGGACCTCGGCGGTGGTTTCGGCGGCGCGTTTGATTCAGCTGAAGCGGCAGAGCATGCCCGTGAAGGTCTGGAAAAACCGGATGAGTGGGAAGTTGTTGATACCAACCAGCATTTTGTGTTGGTGATCAATGATGATGGCTCAGTCGAAGAAGCAGTGATTTCAATGGCCAAAACCAAGGCCAAGACTTCACGCAACTGGAACAGTCTGGTTCGTATTAATGGTGGTCCACGTTTCTCCCGGCTGTACAAGCTGGTTGGCGTTGGTGCAACCAACAAGGCAAATCAGGATTACTTCACACTTGATGTTAAGAATGTGGGGTTTGTGTCTGAAGAAGTCTTCAAGCACGCAGAGAAGGTGTATGAAATGGTAACTTCTGGCAAGGCCGGAATTGACCGCACCTTTGATGATGCGTCATTTGACGACGACGCAGGAGACATGTAACATAGGGTGCTGTCCCCGTGTGCCGCTAGCAGACCGGTTAAAGTCTGCGACCACAGAGTGTTTGTTATTGGTGAGGCACATCCTTTAAACCAAGCCGGTTTGAGTCCGGAGGCCAGTAGCAAACCCTGTGTGGTGAAAGCAGCAAAGCATGCCGACCAGATTGACCCCGCTTGACCTTGCGGATCGCCTCGGTCAACTTTGAGAGTTCAAAGACTACGGGAACCACTGGTCGCCAGTCTGAAAACCCGGATGTGGACACCGGGCATCACACTTCAACCAATAGAGAGATAAAGAGTGAAAAAATCGACCGTGATATACGGGCCTCCCGGCACCGGGAAGTCAACAGAGATCATCCGCAGGATGTCCGCAGCCATCGAGCAAGGAATACCAGCTGAACGCATCGGCCTGTGCTCGTTCACCAAAGCTGCTGCCCAAGAGCTGGCGCACCGGGTCGGAGTCCCACCGGGCAAGAATATTGCCACACTCCACAGCTTTGCATTCCGCGCATGCAACATGATCCGGGAACAGGTGATCGACCGGCCAAAGCTTCTCGAATTTTCCAAGGTGTCCAAGATTGAAACCACCGGGGCATCGATTTATGACCAAGAACAACTCGGACCGGGTGATTATTATCTGGCTACATATGGCTACATGCGGTCGATACTTGAGGATGACACGAAGAGGGCATTTTCTGCCACGGGAGCACAAGGGTCGCTAGTAGAGTTCGAATACTTTGTCAAAACGTACGAAAAGTGGAAGAAGGCGTACGGTTATATGGACTTCTCGGATATGCTGGAGCAGGCCATAGACAATGAACCACCGGCAGTCGATATTTTATTCCTTGACGAGGCCCAAGATTTCAGCCCGGCACAGTGGAAATTGATCAATTCTTGGTTGCCACACATCGATGAAGTGGTGCTGGCGCTGGATGATGACCAGACCCTGTACAAGTTCACCGGGGCAGATCCAGATGGAGGCCCGGCATTTGAACGGGAGCACGGGTCCGAGCGTGTTGTGCTGAATAAGTCCTACCGGGTGCCAAGCAACATCCACTCGCTGGCGACCAGACTGATTCACAATGTAGCAAACCGGGTCGACAAGCAATACGATCCTGTGGCCGAGGGCGGTGTGGTCAGGTTCTACGGGAACATAAACCCGGTGGCAGTGCCAAAACCTGATGAAGATGTGATGATCCTGTTCAGGAACCATTCCTTGAGGAAGGAGGTGGAAGAGTGGCTGATGTCCAGAGGTGTGCCATACATCACCGACAATGGTGCACCGGGTCCACTCCAAAACCGCAGCATGGCCGCAATACGAGCTTGGAAGCAAGCACAACAAGATTTCGAAAAAATGGGTCAGTTGTTCATGGACAACAAAAAATGGGCAGTGCTCAAGCGCAATTGCAAACCGATACATGCTCAACGATTCCAGCGCGAGGACATTGAGGACATCATAACCCGTCACTGGAGCCAAGTGTTAAATATGGCCCCACCATTGGCACAATATTACAGACTGGTTGAGGCCAATCATGGTAGACCGGACCCCGAAACCTCGATTAAACTGACGACCATTCATGGTTCGAAGGGTCGGGAGGCTGACCGGGTGATCCTGCTAAATGCAATGTCTGAAAAGACTGCAGAATCTGCAAGCCACGACCCCGACCCTGAAATCCGGGCGTTTTATGTCGGGGTTACACGCGCCAAACATGTGTTGGATATTGTGAACGGCGACAACCCATTGCAGGTGTTAAGATGAACATTGAAAATTGGATCAAGGACGCACCGGTTGTAGCGATCGACACTGAAACCACCGGCCTGCATTGGCCTGTTGACCGGGTGTTTGGTGTGGCGGTTGCCGTTCCTGTGAGCTTGTCTGACTTGCTGGCGGACCCGATCAACGCGATGGTATCATCAGCGTATTTTGACATCCGGATCAACAAACAAGCCTACCAGACATTGCGCAAGTTGGCACCGGGCCTGAAACATGTGGTCAATCACAACATAAAATTTGATGCTCACATGTTGGCCAATGACAAAGTTATGTTGCCAATAAGCCGGTGTGATTGCTCCATGATCCGGGCATGTTTGATTAATGAGCACCTGAAAAGCTACAGTCTGGACAGCCTTTCTGAAAAGTACCTGAAGCAGAACAAGGAATCTGAGATCTACACCGAGCTTGCCAAGTTGTTTGGCGGCAAGGCAACACGCAACGTCCAGATGCAAAACCTGCACCGAGCACCGGCCAGCGTTGTGGAACCTTATGCCCGGAAGGATGCCGAGTTAGCATTGAGGTTGTGGGCATGGCAGGAGAACGAAATATCAAAGCAAGACCTACATGAAGTGTGGGCGCTGGAACGGGGTTTATTCCCCCATATTTTCAAAACTGAGAGGCAGGGAATCCGGGTCGATCTTGATGTTGCCCAGATCACAGCTGAAAAGTTATCAGTACAGATAGAGCGCCAGCAACGGGACCTTGATAAACTGGCCGGGTTCCCGGTAAACCCAAATCCATCAGATTCGATTGTGCAGTTGTTCAAGCCCGAAAAACGGGATGATGGCCATTTCTACGCGATCGATGGCACCAAACTTGAAAAGACTGATGGCGGAAAACCATCGATCAATGCTGATGCTCTGGAACGAATGGTACACCCAGCTGCTGGCATGATCCTGAAGACCCGCAAGATGATCAAGACCCGTGACACATTCATTAATGGTCACATCATCGGCCACGCGCACAAGGGCCGGGTTCACCCAAACATCAACCAGACCAAGGGCGATGATGGCGGGACCGGCACCGGGCGGTTGTCATACACACAACCAGCGCTACAACAGATACCAAGCCGGGACAAGGAAACAGCTGCCATGGTGCGGCCAATATTCCTCCCGGAAGAGGGCCACGGTTGGACATATGGCGACCTTGACCAGCACGAGTTGCGCATATTCCACCACTATGTAAACAACCCGTTGATTGTTAATTCCTACAAGGAAAACCCGAACCTCGACGGACACCAGATTGTGGCAGATCTCACAAACCTGCCACGTAATGCCCCGAAGTCAGGCGGTGCAAATGCCAAGCAGATTAACTTGGGCATGGTGTTCAACATGGGTGGCGGTGAGTTGGCTGACAAAATGGGCCTACTATTTACATGGGAACACTTCAAGGATGGAAAGGGCGAATTGCACGAGTACAAGAAAGCAGGACCTGAAGCGCAAGCAATAATGGACCAGTATTACGCGATGGTGCCGGGTGTGAAGGAGATTGCATCACGTGCACGAACGATTGCCAAGAGCCGGGGTTATGTGAAGACAATTTCCGGGCGACACATACGGTTCCCCGGTGGACTGTTCACGCACAAAGCGTCTGGGCTTGTGTATCAGGGAACCTCTGCAGACTTGAACAAGGGCAACATTATTCGTTTGTCCGAATACCTTGATTCTGAATTACCGGAAGGTAGGTTCCTGCTGAACGTGCACGACGAGTACAGCGTATCAATGCCGCTCGATTGTGACTGGCGCAAGCATTGCAGGCAGATGCGCGATGTCATCCAGCACCGGCCAGAGATCCGGGTTCCGTTGAGGATTGATTTTTCTGAATTGGCACCAAACTGGTGGGAGGCCACCAAAGCACCAACAGTTAAATAAATAACCATTGTCCCCAACCATGGGATATGGTATGATAGAAACTCAAACCAGAGAGGTATAGAGCATGGCCGAGTATGACAACACCAACCGGGGCGCGTTGTTCAAGAACAAACGCAAGACAAAACCCAATCACCCAGACCTGACCGGCAGAATCAACATCAAAGGCGTTGATCACTGGTTTTCGGGTTGGACCAAAAAATCACAAGCTGGTGATAATTACATATCTATCAACATCGGTGAACCGTGTGACCAGCAGGCACCAACAAAGCCAACATCTACCGACCCGGTGCAAAATGGTTTCGACCAGTTTTGTGACGACATCCCCTTCTAAGACCATGGGGAATGGGCAATTTTCAATTAAACCAAAGGATTATGAACATGAGAACAGCAAGAGCAACTGTAATTTGTGACATGCAATTTGGCAGCACCGGCAAGGGTCTTATTGCTGGTTATCTGGCAGAACGTGATCAGCCCGATGTGGTAATGACCGCATGGAGCATGAACGCTGGCCACACCTACATCAACGCAGACGGGCGAAAGTTTATCCACTGTATGTTGGCCAATGGTGTTGTGTCACCTAAGCTGCACACCATCTTGATTGGCCCCGGCAGCCAGATCGGAATTGCCAAACTGATTGAGGAAGCCGAATCATGCAGAACATTGCTTGAGGGTGTCCGCATCCTGATCCACCCAAATGCCTGTGTTATCCAGCAACACCATATTGATGAAGAAAACCAGACCATGACTGGCATCGGTTCGACCAAGAAAGGTTGTGGTGCCGCACTGGTTGAGAAGATCCGCAGGCGCACTGACCAGTTAATCACTGCCGAGAAATTTGCGGTCGGTATCGACATTCTGGCGCGTGATGCCGGTGTTAATATCAAAGTGTGCACCCATGAATATTATATGGAGGTGGTCTGGAATGCCGAACGCATACAGGTCGAAGGTGCACAAGGTTATAGCCTTGGCATTAATTCCGGGTTCTACCCGTACGTGACCTCTCGCGAGTGCACACCGGCCCAGATCGCCAGTGATGTGCTGCTTCCGTTGCCACTAATCAGAACAGTGGTCGGCACAATGCGCACGTTCCCGATCCGGGTGGCAAACCGCTATGATGAACATGGCAACCAGATCGGTTGGTCAGGCCCCTGCTATAGTGATCAGATGGAAGTTTCGTTCGATGATCTGGGACAGGAAACCGAATTGACCACTGTGACCAAGCTGCCCCGGCGCATATTCACGTTCTCGGAAGACCAGTGTCGGCAGGCAATGGGCCACATCCAGCCAGATGAGGTGTTCCTCAACTTTGCCAATTACGCAACCGAGCAGGAAATGTCCCGCATACGCTCGACGATTCTTGAGTGCGCCAAGACGTTTGGTTGTGGTAGTACCCGGTACATTGGCACCGGCCCAGCAGTGACGGATGTTGAAGACATTATGGGAGACTGGAAGCCATGAGCAGTGCAACAAAACATGACCAAGGTAAACCGAAAATGTCCCTGATTGACCCGATCTTTCTAATGACGTTGGCACGAGTCTTGCAGGGGGGCGAGGACAAATATGGCGGGCCGTCCGACCCTAGACATTGGGTGCACGGCATGTCATACAGCCGGGTCATCGATGCAATGAAGCGCCACACGTTGGCGATTGAGATGGGCCAAGATATCGACCCGGATTCCGGTGAACCACACACCGCCCATATCACGGCATGTGCCATGATCCTTGATTATTACCGAAGACACTACAGAGGACATCTAGATGACCGTAGATTTAAAAACATGTGTGGGGCCGTGCAAGCTGCCACTCCCGAAGCGAGCATTCAGTCAATCACGACAGGCGAAGTCAGATTGGATTTGCCGGAAGTGTTGCAACACCAAGAGAGCGCAAGCCCGGAAGAAGCGACGCGCAGCGTTGAGAACCTCCAAGCCCGTATAGCAAATTGGGCCGACCGGGTGTTCCCGGACCGCACAGCGCAAAATGCCCTGCAAAAGTTGGTGATGGAGGAAATACCTGAGCTGCTGAATGGTGGCCTTGATGATCCGCTTGAGTACGGTGATGTGTTGATTCTCATTCTGGATGTGGCACACTTGCGCGGAATCGATGCGGTTGCCGCAGCTCATGCAAAAATGGAAATCAATGAAAATCGACATTGGGCGCGTGACCGGCACACCGGGCTGATGCACCACATCAAAGAGCTTGAAGATGAAAGGCACACCGGAAAAGTGGAACACGAGAAGACAACAAGTGTCCCATGCCCTGGTTGCAGACTCTGTGACCCAAGGTTCCTTGATGAAATTAACATGGATCTAGAGCCATGAATAAGACTCACAGAATAAACATGACAATGCGCGATGTTTACCGCACCAGCGAGGTAACACGCTGGCACATGGTAAGGGTGCGCAGGGAACAATCAATAGCCGAGCACAGCTTTCTGGTTGCAATGATCGCAATGAGAGCTTGTGAATTGATGAAAATTGATGATTCATTGTTCATCGGTTATCTGATACAAAAGGCCATGTTCCATGATTTGCCTGAAGTGTACATGGGCGACATCCCGACACCAGTGAAAAGAACGTTAATCGGACCGCATGCCAACAAAGAGATCGACTGGTTTGAAAATAGTGTTTGGTTTGCGGGTTATTCAGTTACTGCAAACTATGACACGTTTGCGGACAAAGTTAATGATATTGTAAAGCTTGCGGACACGGTGGAAGCAATTGTGTTTCTTGATCACCACGGTGAAGGCCCGTACGCACTGGATGCGATGGCAAAACTGATGAGCCGGGCATATGAAAAATGGCCGGGAATTGCAGAGACTCTTGTGTATGAGATGACACAAGGCCCGATACAAAGTCTGGAATCGATCTACAATGAAGCCTGAGCAACGATTTTGGCGCAACAAAGTCCAACCAGCGTTTGCCGCCATGACTGGTGTTGAGTACGAACGTGTTGAATTACGCACCGGTAAAAGTGGAATGCCGGATGTTTATTACACGTGCAAACATTCAGGCTGGATAGAGCTGAAATGGTCAGTAATGAAGCCTGAGCCGTTGGATTGCACACTTGGCAACATTGATCTCAACGGCTGGGACACACCACAACGCAGATGGGCAAAAAGGCATTGTGCAGCAGGGGCCACGGTGTTTTTATTGATAGGCACAGCTCAAGGCTCGTTTCTCATAGATGCAAGCCTTGTGGTAAATTGCGACAGCATCCACATAACATCAAAGGCAGTAGTGTGGCATTGGCCCGGAAAAATTGACCCGGCAGAGTTAAAACGTTTATTGAGATCAAGAGGGCAACACGCATGAAATTCATACTTATAGTAGCAATAGGATTAGGCAACGTACCGCAGATTGACCAGTTGACATTGCAGGAGTTTGGCAGTCAACGTGCCTGTGAGAGCGCAGCCTTGTTCATAAACGAAACAGCTACAGAGAACATGTCCACCAACCCAAGTCCCGGATATGTGAACGCACCTGTTGCAATCTGCATACCATACAAATAATCGTCCGACGAACGGTAGTTGCTAGATATATTGACAACCATGGGGGCAATGTGTTCTAATAGCTCCATGGTCGAGGCAATGGTGCTCCGGCCCAAGTCCCAAAACACATAGAGAGATAGAGCCATGAAAAACGAATTGATCAAACGCGCACAAATCGGTGGTTATGTTAAAGCTGATACTACTGGCACCAACGTTGATTGGGAAGTCGGTAAGATCACCAAGACCGATGACAAGTCAATCTGGTTCAAATCAGCTGTTGATGGTCAGGAAATCAAGATCGCTCGCCAACACGCATTCAAGGCCACCAAGGACGAATTCGACGCGGCCACTGAGGGCCACACTGTAAGACAGACAGAAGACGAAGATGACAACTACGAGTCAGAGTTGGATGATGCCGCAGACGTTGAAGCCGAGCTGGAAGATGATGCAGTGGTTGAGAAGTCAATCGTTAAGCGCGTCTATCGTGTTAACTACGTGAACAGCTACTCTGCCGAAGGCAACAGCTCCAAGCACAACGGCGACCGTGTTGCCCTGATGTTTGAAGGCAAGAACCTCGACGAAGTGTATGACACTGTTGCCCGTGCCACTGGTGATGATGCCCGTGCCATGAAAGCTAAATGGTCACACCTGAACGTCGGCCAACAGCGCATGCTGGCAGGCAACAAGCTACGCAAGTTCCTGAAAGACCAAGGAACATTGTGATGGGTACCGTCTATAACCGGGGTCCTTGGAACATGAAAGAACAGAGAATCAAAACTTGGCAGGAGGTCCGACGTGATGAACGTCGGCACCAACTGAAAATAGCAATCATGCTGATTGCAGCGATTTCAACTATAGTGGCCATTGGCTGCACTTTGTGGAGTGTTGTGTAATGTTTGAATGTAAAATCCGAATCATGCCCCTGATGGGTCGCTCAGTTTGTGAAGTTGTGACTGCTAGAGGCACTCATACAGCAATTGCCCCGACACACCGGGAATCTTTCAAGGCCGGGATGACCATGGCCAAAATTGCAATAATGTCCTCCATGGAAGAATTGCAACCAGTTGAGGCAGAAGCCCCATCGGACCTTGAAGTTGCGTTAATGGCAGCAATGAAAGGATCAATTGTTGAAAATGAATGCCAATGTCCCGACTGCAAGGCTAGCCGGGGTGAAGTTCCCAATGGTCCGCGCCACCACTGACGGCGCAAAGGAAGACAAAAATGGCAACAAAAAAGAAAGCTCTGCCCGTACTTACTCTCAGCATCCTGTTCGCTGTTGATGGTAAGAAATATAGTGGCGTATCAATCTTGAACGGTGTTGGTTTTGGCATTAAACCGGCCCCGTGCAGCAATGATCGGTACGTCGTTGACTTCACCAATGCCAAAAACGCTCCTCCCGGACTGATGTGGGATGGTGTGACCGCGATCGATGACAAGTCGACCAAGGTGCCTGAAGGTTATCTGGTGATCAAGCCTGATCAGCCTGTACCATTGACCCCGGAACAGGTAGCACTGGGTTTCACTGGTTGATAGAAGTATGGACACCCTTTCGGGGGTGTCTTTTGTCAAACGAGAAGTGCCAAGGAGCCACGCAAGATGTCTATATCGCCCATTAATAGCCCCGAACACCAAAAACACGCGGACGGCCTCACGGATGCCCTGACAGCCAAGGCCACTGTGTACAAGCCCGACCCGGAGCCACGCATACATCGGACAGTGCCCCGTGAAGAATGGCACCCAGATTTTTTCACGCCAGACATGCCCGACGGTTGGGATAGTGAAGGCGGATCGCTCGACTGATGCGGAACAAGAAGGGCTACCACTACCGGTGCCGGGACCTTACGTGTCATGCCCGTGTTACCCTGCTACACCTGTATGAGTGGTACACACGCAAACCTAAATGCAAGAAATGTGGCAGCAATAAGTTTAAGAAAGAGGGGTTCAAACACCTCGACCCCTTCTACCGGGACAAGTACCGGGACAATATCGAGATTAATGTAGACCCGTGCCGATGTGACGGTTATGGACATGTGGCGATCAACGACCCTTCACCACCACACCGGATCGGCAGCAAATGTTGCGAATACAGGAAGGACGGCACTAGACGATTACCGGGGGATCCAGACTGGTACAACCCGCATGAGGAAGACATTTATGACAGTAATGTATGCCAAGGGAACGAAGCTGAAATACAGGAAGTGGAAGTACATCAAGTTTGTGTGGAAGACAATCCGGGCGACATTGGGCGGGACTGTCCTTTCTGATGAACAGCTTGCCCGTGGAGTGATGGGCAGTTTCTACTTGATGGTACCGCTCGATGAAGCGCCGGAAAAGACCAAAGATCTGATTGTTGCTGAAGTGCTCAAAAACATGAAGTCAAGAAGTATTAAGATTCAATTCTAGTGAACCGACGAACGGTAGTTATTGAATATATTGACAACCATGGGGAAACTATGATACAATAACTCCATGGTCGAGAAGCGGCCACCATAGAGGAATAGAGACATGAGCAATCCAAACGTAGTGGTAGTGGTACCGGTATCAGTAAACCAAGCAGAAGCGGACATGATGATCCGTTTATTGAGTGGTGAGATGAACAAGCTAATCAACAAGAAAGCCGAGATCGAAGTTGAGGCCCGTGCCACTGGAGTGGGTCGTGCCGAGGACCTGTACGAGATCGATTGCTACCTGCAGTCAATTCGTTGCACCATGAACCGTTTCAAGGATGCTTTCTAATGGTGCCCATGATGATCACTTTCACACGTAACCCGGCCAATGGTGAAGCGCCTTTCCCGGATTCCATAGTAACTCGCACCCCGGCGGCGACTGAATTGATGCTGGAAAAATTGCGCGGTTCAAGTGCAAACAACCTGATCACTTCACCATCTGGCAAACAATATTTTGCTACTAACGTGAGGATTGACAGATGAGAGTTAATATCAATGGTTGTGGGAGCACCGTAGCCAATATAGAAAGCGACGATGTTGAATTGCTGGCCAGACTGGTGGCAATATCCTGTGACACTGACCCCGATGAGTGCGACGATGACGGCATAAGCAATTATTACCGGGCATTGCAGAATCTTAAATTTCCTGATGGCGGACATTTTTACATAAACGAGCACATGGTATCGAGGATTTACAAATGAGCACATCACCGAAAGACATTATCACAATCCTTCGGGAAGAGGCCAAAGAACAGGAGCGCAACAGCAAGTATTTCACTGCTGGAGTGTTTCAGCAAGCAGCCAATGAAATTGAGCGCCTGTCGGTGCTGCTACTGGACTTGCAAGCCGGTAAACACAGGACGGTACTAAGGTTGCCAAAGGCACCGGACATATATGAAAATTCGGACTACCCCCAAGTTGTGGGTGAATCAATAGGGGCTAGGAATATGGCCACCATGGTAAGAGAAGCAGCAACCAAACAGGGTTTCATTGTGGAGGACATGTGATATGGGCCATATGAGTTATGAGGAAGCATGCGAGGCCGGGTACGACGGACCAAGCCCGTCTGAAGAACGCAGACTGGCCAACCGTCGCCGCAGGAATGCCATGCTGGACCCTCGCGACCCCGACTATGATGAAACGCTGGAAGAAGGTTACTCGGAAGAAGAACCAGAAGCCGAGGAACCCGATGATGAAGAGGAGCAAGATGATGAAAGTGACGATTGAATTGCTGAATGGTCCTTACAGACAAACCCCGACCAAAGCCGACATGCAACGCAGTATTGACGCAGCCACTAAAGCCAAGAACGGGGAACCGTTGAACGGCATGGAGCAATGTTTAATGTCTGACGTAATCGGGATTTTGCGCGGTCTGCAGTCACAATTGCCGGGAACATTCATGGAACAAGGACACAGGAGAGGGTAATATGTTAATAACCAAGAATTTCATGTGTAATGTCCATGAAACATGTTCCCGGATCAACAGGTTGCACCTGCAAAACTCCCTGTTCCAATTGGACTCGGTTAATGGAAATGCCACAATTGCCATTTTCCGTGGTGATTCATACGTTGACTGCGTTAGAATATGGGAAAAATTGGGACTTCCCGTGTTGACTACTAAGGAGTGGTTCGAAGGAGGTAAAGATAATGGGTGATGTTGGTGATAGTTTCCGGGCCTTGAAAGCCCACAAGAAAGCCCTTAAGGATGAACACGGTGTGTTATGCCCCGGTTGCCAGAAAAAGTTCCCGAAGGCGCACCCAAAAATTTTATTGCCCGGCCAGCGCTGCTTCTGTGGCCACCGGGACCCAAGGCCAAGATTGTGCGATTGCGACACGCCACCACTGGTTGAACAGTCACAAGACGGGCGACTGTGGCATCTGGCGTGTGTAACCAAGGACTGCCACATTGACAACCCAACCACTCGACTCTGTGAAAGCAAACGAGAAGCAATTAACGAATGGAACCAGCGCAAATGGCTAACATAATGGCTACATCTGCTGATTTTGCAGAAAAGTTTTGCGATGCCGTTGGCATCGATTATAAAAAACACCCGGTAGCGAGTGTTACAATGAATTCAACCCCGGAGCACATATTAACCATATCAGTAAACTTCTATGTTCCGTACGAAGTGATGGTTAAAATATGTGACGAAATCGAAAAATTAGGTGGTTCAGATGCCTCACAATCATAGAATGAAAACCGATCTCGAAAGGTTCAAGGAAATGACACTTGAAGCCCGGTTAGATTACCTGTTCCTGTGGTCACAAAAACCTAAACCAAGAAATCTGGTATATAAAGACGGGGTTTTGATCGGGGAGCTTGAGCCAACCGGGGAAGTCGGGGAGTACAAGGTTGTTGAATTCCCAAAATGGGTAGAGGGTAAGATTACTTTATGAGAATCCCCAAGTGCATGCCAGACCACTGGAATAACCCAAGACACCGGGAATATTTCGGCCTGCTGTACTTGGGGACACCGAAATGGCTCAGCCGGGAACAAATCAAGCAATACCATGCTGTCATGAGACGGGCAAGGATTATGAGGAAATCGGGCCGGGACGTTCACGTTGATCACATCGTGCCGGTAGTAAGTAAATTCGTGTGTGGCTTAAATGTGCCGTGGAACCTGCAGATTATTGAAGCCGGTCCAAACATGAGCAAGGGCAACACAACGTGGCCGGGCTGTCCGTGGGAAAACCGCGATCTGTTCGGACATGACGACCAACCGCAGCAATTGAAGCTGTTTTAATTAACTATAGAGGAATAGATCATGTTTGCACAAATCCAGACCAACGGGGCAACCCATATCATTATTCACATTCCACACGAAGGGTCCGAAAAGTCCCTGCCAGCTCTGGCCGCAATGCTGGAGCAAAATGCTGTGTTCATTCAGGATGGTTACAGTGAGCACAAAATTGTAAAACCTGAAATGTCCATCCTGCTGGGTGACCGGGTAAACCTCAGATGCCGAGATGACGATGTTGTGATCAAGGTTGAAGAGTCGGGAGCAATTCTCGATGAAACCTTTGTGGTTGCCACACCACAAATCTTTGCCAGCAATGCCGCATCTATCAAGAAAAAGGACGAGGAATTGACCCGGCTACGCACCGAGTTGCAATTTGTGAAATCCGAGCTTGGTATGCGCGACCAGAAGATCTCGATACTTGAGGACCGGTTGACCGCAATTGATACGGCGCAAGCAGTAGACGGTTAATTGCTGTTGATGTTAAAATGGCGTGTCCTTCTCACGGAGGGCAGGCCGTGAGGCTGGGACATTGGGGGGCGCAAGCCCCCCTCTTATTAATTGAGGACTACACCACCCTCAGGACCAGCAGCTCGGCACCAGATAGCTTCCAGAGCGGTGATCGATATTTGCTGAGCTTGGGCATAGACCGGAAATCCACCTGCACCCTCATCAGGCTCGCCGCCCTCGATAGCAGCAATAATGGCCACAACCGGGTAATTACCGGTATTCTGGATTGTGCCAGTGAATAATCCTTCAAAAACCTTTGTCCATGAATCATCCAATACAACCGGGTCTTTAGTGGCCATTGCTATAATCCTCTGTGTGATGTGTCGGAAACCGGGCCAATGATACCACGACAGCCTAGCAAGGCACAAGAGCAAAGGAGCAGGCTTCCTCACCAGCAGGAGGTAGGGTCGGCACTAGTATAGCCACCTGACCAGTAAAAGTGAAGGAAAATACCTCTCGTTGTCACAGGAATATATTTGCTTGCCACAGGTACCAATTGCCACATGCCCTGATCCTTTCCCTTTTCGCGTAGAACCGGAAAAACTGTCCAAGATGGACACATTCTTGAGGGCCGGTGCGATTTTAAAAGAGTACAAGTCTGTAGTAGGTTGTATATAGAACCTACTACACAACCTACAACGTTCAAAGCCCCCGTCCTCCGGGCGTTTTCGGGTTTCTGTAGTAGGTGTAGTAGGCGTAGTAGGTTATTCGTAATATTGTCCACGGTGGACACATTTTCGGACTTTACGCGAAAA